CAACGTGGTTAAGAGTCTTGAATTTATTGAAAGCCTAACAGACCCAGACGAATATAAGGCGGAGATCCTCGCAGACTACAAGCAAACCCTTGATGTAATGATTGCGATAAATAATGCAAAGTATCGCAAGCAGCAAAGAGAAGCCGAGTTACAGAGACTTGAAGCGCAAAAAGCACGAGCCGAGCAAGCAAGGTTAGCAGCCGAGGCAAGGGCAAAAGAAGTGGCACCACTACAAGCACCTGAAGAAGTACCAGCTCCAACAATTCAAGAAGCACCCGCCCCTCCTCAAGAAGTACCTGCTCCAGCACCTCAAGAAGAAATACTACACTTTACACTTGAGGTAATAGGTACAAGGGCGCAACTTAGAGCATTGCGCCAATTCTTAGAAACGAATAACATTAAATACAATTCAAAATGAGTACAACAATCACCACTACAGAGAAGAAATTAACATTAGGAAACTTCCTCAATCAAGCTAACACAGCCGATTTCCTAACAAAGACATTAGGGTCAAGAAAATCAGAATTTGTATCTAACCTCTTAGCCCTTTCAGACAGCAACAAAGAGCTATTGCAATGTGATAATACAGAGCTTATGAAGTGTGCCTTGAATGCCACAGCCCTAAATCTGCCACTTAACAAGAACTTGGGGTATGCGTATGTTATCGCTTACAAGGATTGGAAAACACAAGAAGTACATCCTCAATTTCAAATGGGATATAAAGGCTTTATACAGTTGGCAATCCGCAGCGGTCAATACAGAACGATTAACACTTGCGAGGTGCGAGAAGGAGAGATTAAGCGTAATAAATTCACTGGACACACTGAATTTCTTGGAGAAAACCCTGAAGGCAAAGTTATAGGTTATTTGGCATACATTGAGCTACAAAACGGCTTTCAGCAATCACTATATATGAGCCTTGAGCAAGTGCAAGAACACGTAAGCAAGTACTCACAGAGTGGCATGGATAAAAAGACGGGGGAGCTTAAAGGCGTATGGAGAAATGAATTTGATGCCATGGCAAAGAAAACAGTACTCAAGCTCCTACTTAATCGCTACGGGGTGTTATCAGTAGAGATGCAGAATGCTATAGAGAAAGACCAAGCAGACAGTGAGGGGCGTTATATAGATAATCCGCAAACAGGTAGGTATGTACAAGATGCTGTTATCGTAGAACAAAATGAACCTACTGAGGTTGTAGCCCAAGAAGAACCAGTAGCTCCTACACCTGCTCCTGCCCCTTCGGAAAGTCCTAAACAAGTAGATTTTAAAACCTTGTAAGTATGAGAACAAGTTATTTTACCCTTGGACAATCGCACATATATCGCTTTAATGGACAAACCTTAGACCGTGATTGTGTGATTAAGATAACAGCCGAAAATCCAAGAGATGTAATGATTGAATACTTTGGCTTAGAGTGGGCTTTTGAATATGATGAACGCCCTGAAATGAGATACTTTCCACGAGGGGTATATAACCTAACAGACAACAAATGGGAATAGCAAAAGTCATTAGTTCAGGTAGCGAGGGCAACGCCGTGATATACAACAATGCAATAATGGTAGATTGCGGCGTTTCTCTCAAAGCCTTACAAGAAGTCAAACGTTCTTTGAAAATTGTACTCCTAACCCACAAGCATAGCGATCACTTAAAAATACGCACCTTGCAGCGGTTACAAGCTGAAAGACCAACCTTGCGGGTGGCTTGCGGTGATTTTCTCTTAGAGGAGTTGCCATGTATAAAGAATATAGATGTATTGCAAGTAGGTAAAATATACGATTACGGAGCGTTCAAGGTATCACCTATTAAGCTGTATCACGACGTGCCAAATTTCGGTTGGAGAATATTCCTACCAAACGGACAAAAGATATTCCACGCTACCGATACAGTACATTTGGAAGGTATCACAGCCAAAGGGTATGACCTCTATGCTATTGAGCATAACTATTGTGAGGAGTACATACAACAAGCGATTGAGGAAGCACGAGCCAATGGTGAATATACCCACGCTTACGGCAATATCAATACACACCTTAGCATACAGCAAGCAAGGGCGTTTATTGATGCAAACAGAAAGGAAAGCAGCGAGGTGTTAGAGCTGCATAAAAGTAGAAGTTTTTATAAGTAAAATTGAAGAAAATATGAAAAAATACATTTTTAAATTAAAAGATGTGGAAGAGGAATTCTTTCCAGTAGAAATATCTAATAAAATGAAAGATTTCTTAGAGGCTTATGAAGAAATAGTAATGGCCGCTGAAACAGAAGAACATAAGATATATTATCTTGATAGCATATTGGAAGACTTACAGGAGAGTGCTTCTTTTGAGCGAAATGTTTCAGATGGAGTTATGGGGGAATATGGTAGTCTTAGAGATTTGTTCTATGAATATGAAGATTTTGCTAAAAAGACTAATTGTGAATTTATAGGGATTAAAAAATAAGAAATAATGGAAATACAAGGACGCGTAAAACAGATATTCCCCTCTCAAACAATGGGGCAAAATGGCTTTGAGAAAAGGGATTTGGTGATAGTAACGGAGGAAAATTACCCGCAAACGATCATCATTCAATTTACACAGCAGCGTTGCGACTTATTAGACAGCTTGCAAGTGGGACAAAGAGTGAAAGTGTATGTAAATATCCGCGGGCGAGAATGGACAAGCCCACAAGGAGAGATTAAATACTTTAACACCATAGAAGGTTGGAAAATTGAGCTTGTACAGACTACTAATGTAGCCAATCAGCAGCCAGTACAGCAGGCACCACAGCAACCAGTAACACAAGCAGCGCCTGCACCTCCTCCACAGAGAGCACCACAGCAGGTACAACAACCGCAGCTGTTTGATAACCACGGCAGAGAGCCGAACCCTGCGATACTCAACAAACAGGAAGATGATGGATTACCTTTTTAGTAACTTAAAAATAAAGAAACATGAAAACAGTATTTAAAAAAGGAATGAAGGTTTACGATTCAGTCTCATTCCCAGACTCTGAAGGTAAGGTAGTTGATGTAGAAGAGAGAATAGATTGTGTAAGAGTTATTGTTCAATTTGATTGTCTGGACTATGAGATCCCATATACAGAACAAGGGATACGGGCTTCCACCCGAAAAGAATCTACTCCTACACTTTCCACTAAACCTTATACATTACAAGGCTTTGAGCAAAAAGCACCTGTACCAACGTATGAGGAGGCTGAAGAATGGATAAGAAAAGAGTATGAAAAAGGGAATAACTATTTAATGAGTAAAGATATTTTAGAAGCCCTTAGAAAACTTGTTATCCTTAGAGACTATTACAATGAGGGTTGGAAACCCAAAAATAATAGTTATGTACATATTATAACTACAAGGAATGGAGAACTTGTAAAAGATTGTTTAATGGGAGATTTTCGGGTGCTTTATTTCAAATCAGTAGAAATCAGAAACACGTTCTTTGAAGACCAAAGAGAACTATTAGAAATTGCAAAGCCTTTATTATGACAAAAGCAATGATCATCCTGGTGTTAGCCCTTAACGTCCTTAGCTTGATAATTCTAAGGGACTATACCAAAGCTACTCATGCCATGGTAACGGCTATATTCCTCTATCTATTATTAAAAGACAATGAAGATGATGACGACGATCCTCCATTAAATACGGCAGAACGCTAGTAATATTAGGTAATTAGTAACCCAAAAAGCAAGTATCAATCGGGATAGTAGCAGGTTCGAGTCCTGCCTTGCTTTCAAAGATAATAAAGTATGATTTTCAACGCAAGCAATGAGTTTGATATACAAAGAGCAAAGGAGCGGTTAGGGTATCTTATTGAGAAGAAAAAGACCTTTGAAATCACTGAAAAGAAGCCTAAGCGTACCTACTCACAGAACAACTACATTCATCTCCTTTTTTCGTGGTTTGCATTGGAATATGGAGAGACCCCAGAATACGTGAAACAAGATATATTTAAGAAGTTAGTTAATCCGCAAATATTCCTAACCGAATATGTGAATTACAAGACTGGAGAGGTAAGGGAAGCGTGGAGGAGCACAGCAGATTTAAACACAAAGGAAATGACAACCGCTATTGATAATTTCAGAGACTATGCCAGTAAGGAAGCGGGTATATACCTACCAACCCCTGATGATTTAATCTCTCTCAATGAAATAGAAAGACAAGTGAATAATTTACAAGGGAGGTATTATTAAGCAATTTTCACCTCTCGTTAAGCAAGGTTAAAAATCATTTCTAACTGTCTAAAAACCAATGCAAAAAAGTAAATAAGCAAGATTTAAAAGAAAATAAGCAATGAAAGAAACCGTTAATCGTTTTGAGGAGGAGATCATCACAACCTCCAACCTATCTGAGATGAAGGATAAGTACTTAGCCGAGACACTCTACCGAAAATGGTCTGAGAACTTCGTAGATGAAAGCACTGGGGAGTTGGTCAATATAGAACGCAAAGAGATAATCTTTGACCGTGGGACACTCTTAGACCATCACAGCTTAGAGGAGATTAATTTCTTCCTACAAAGTGGAGATATTACTGAGGTAAAAGTCAGTACTATACAAAGACAAGCAACCTTAGTCAATGGATGTGCTGCCACATGGGTAGCTGTAGCAAAGGTAATGGGAAAGAAACAAACATTCTTCCTATATGCTAATAGTGTAGAGGTAGCTATGCAGATACTCACGGACTACATAGAACAGCACTACCAAGGATATTTTGAAGTGTTATCCCTCAAAGAACAAGAATATTTGTACATCGTAACCTTAACCAAGGATAATGGAGAAGATGAAAAGGTCAATTGTTATATTGCTGAGATGGAGATGAAATATGAGCGTTATACAACTCGTAATAAATTCTTAGTAAAGGCTATCAATGCTGAGGAAACCAAACCTCTATGTATTGCGTTCTTTGATAAGTATATGCAGGATAAGGAAAATCCTGAACCTTATACAATGACACTGTTATCGGCAAAGATAATGAAAGTAGAAGCTGTGATTGACCATCTATTTTGCCATGTCTATATAGACAGAAGCAAAGGCAAAAGAGAACAAGCAGCCGATAACGACTAACAAACCTAACATTGGAAAGTTATGTATCTCATGTCTAAGACATGGTAACCCCGATAGGCAAGCACTCACGTTCGAGCCGTGAGCGGGGG